AATTGACGATCTTTAGGTTGTCGTCCTTGTAGCTGATCTTCTCGATCTTCACCAAACCGTCCAACGCGGCGACGGCCTTGGCCTCATCGAGCCACCCAAAGTCGGTGGTGTACCATCCCTGACGCAGGCGGAATACTTTGATGGCTTCAGCGGGTTTCTGGTAGCCGCGCCACTCGCTGCGGCGTAGTGCTTCGGACAATGTGATTGGCGGTTGGATACCTCGGTCGATTGCTTCCAATCGGATGGCATCGTTAAGGTCTTCGTTGGAGAGGTTGAGAACCTCGGAATCGGTCAATTGATTGAATGCTTTCATGGTTTGGAGAGTTGTGCGCGTTGGCCAGTCGCGCCCCTGGTGGATGGTATTCGCCCCATCCGGGCGTAAAGTGTCTAACCCGATCAGACCACAGAGTTTCTCTTATCCCATCCAGCCTGAGCCACCCGCCGGAACTCACGGTTGGCTGAGTCCTGAAGATCAATGCTTAGGTGTTTGATGGACTTTTGGAACTTGCCGAAGAGCAGCTCGAAGTGCTTGGGGCTTTTGATCTCTCGGGCCTGCTTCATCAGCTTCATCGTCGGGTTCATGTTTTGCTTTGGTTTGCTGTTGTTGCTTTCGACGTGATCAAGATGGCCTATGCCTCGACTTCCGTCTACAGAGAAAACTGTTTTTCTGTAGATTTGAGAGAAAACCCAATGTTTATGCGGGTGAAACAGGGGTCAAATCCCTTTGAGATCCACCAGACTCAGGGTCAGGTACTTCTGGTCGTTGGTGGTGGCGTCGAAGTAGCTGGCGATCACCTGGGTCTCCCGTTCCGAGTAGCTGCGGTAGGGCTTCACCCGGGTGGCCGGCACCGCGGGAAACTCTGTCGGCTGGCCGTTCTCAGTCTGCCAGTTGCCCGAGGTGAAGCCGAACCGCCGGCACCAGGTCTGAAGGTTCTGGGGAGGCACAAACCAGTAATCGGTGCCGAAACTGTCCTGGCCTTGGAAGCATTGGACGCCGTAGCCAGTCAGAAGATCGTAGCCGGCTTGGTCGGTGTACCAAGCGTCCTCGTCAAAGTCTGGCTCGTAGCCGGTGCCAAAGAAGCTGGGTAGCCCAGGGGCCTTGTCCATGGTGCAGAGGCAGTCGGAGCGGGTCCACGAATCAAGGCGCCATTGCAGCAGGTTCCAGAGCCAGGCGCTCTTGGGGATCTTGTGGAAGAATGGGCCGCTGCCGGGGCCTCCGTTTAAGACAAGTCTGGGGACGTAAGGTATCGCAAAGGTGTTGTTTATGGCTCCCGTTTGATCGAACTTTATTGATGTAAGTGAATCGCCATAGCTAGATGGTGCACCCACTTGTGGCAGCGGAACTGTAGACGCAAACTGAGCACCTCGTTGATCCTTGAATATATCATCCACACCAACCTGAACTGTAGTGACAAAGGATGAGTTTGGGCCTTCAGGTCTGACAGCGTATTTCGGCGTTTTGTTTGGGCTGCCTGGGATCCGCACCGAGGCATCGACGCCATTTGGTCCACCCCATTTGTTGACCCAAAAATCAGCCTCGAATCCAAAGTTTGACCCATAATCAGGATCGCCATGGACGGCTCGCATCAACTCGTTGTCGTAGTTGCCGGATGAGAATCCCCATGGTCCTCCTGGTGGGATAAAAGCCGTGTTGATGGCTCCCTGAAACAGAAGCGACGAGGTTGGCATCGTGGCCCCGATTTTGGTCGGAAATAGGTTTTGCCATGGAATACCAGGAGAAGTTCCCCCTGCATTCCTAGAAGGCCCAATCAGAACCGTCTTGTCGCTTGAGGAAAAGTAGAAGTTCTGCCAGGCGCCCACACCGAACCCAGGGTCATGGTTCCTGATGTAAAGCTGGCCTGAGGTGGCGTAGGCCTCGTAGTCGATAAGGAGATTTCCGTCTACTCCGACAGGGTTTCCAACGCTGCACGCAAGGCCCTGCGGGGTCAGCCTAAGCAGGCCGATGCGGTCCTCGGTAATGTCGTGTACGTCGTCGTAATTGTTCAGGAATCCCTGCTCAACAGCCAGTCGGCGCCGGACATCAATCACCTTGTCGAAGATGGTTGCCTCGTTGCCTGGAGACCAGAATGCATCCTGGCTGCTTGAATTGGGGTAAACCGTTGAAAACGTCCTTGGAGTGGTGGTGATCTCCCAATGCATATCACCTCCCTGATTGAAGATGTTGCAATCAATGGGTGTGATCAGAAAGTTTCCACGCCTGCTGGTTAGTGTGATGCTGGTTGGGTTTTGCACCACGGTGATGCCGAGAGCCTCTAGTCTCTGGACCAGGCTGCCAACACCGGGAAAGTTTACCTCGTAGATTTCAGCGGTCGGATTTAAGACGTTTGGGTTGATGGTGTATCTCACCTGAGCACGTCCCCAGGTAAACACCAGGTCTCCGAGTTGCTGCCTCCAGTCGTCTGGGTCGGCATAGGTGCCTGGGTAGACCTGTCGCACGTCGTGGTGCACATCCGGGTCGATCTGGGCATCCATGGTGTGCATCCAGTCGAACATGATGAACGGGTTGGCCACGTTGTTGGCCTGGGCCGACCGTTCCAAAGCCAGGAAGTCTGATGTGTTGGCGCCCTGCCAGCTCGGCGGTCCCTCGGCAAAGAAGGGCACGTCCCCCGGGAAGAACGGGAAGAACTGATAGCAGAACGCACCGTTAGGCCAGCGCGTAGCCCAGGTGCCATCCTGGCTACGTCGGAAGGCCCGGCAGCCTCCTGGGCCCACATACTGCCTGTCGGCGCTACCATCGGGCAATTGCAGGAGGACTTGCACCGTGTTTGTCCCGCAGTTGTGGACCCGCCAGCAGTCGTAACGCTGGTATGTGTTCAGGATCCGGAAGTCGGTCAGGCCCTCGATGGCGATCTCGGCCACCGCCAGCCTGTGCTTGTGGATCCGACCAGGAGGCAGGGTGGGGTCGGAAGGCCCGAGGCTGCCGCGCACATAGGACGTGAGCCCGGATCCGGCCTGTGGATCCCAACCGAGGTGCACGTCGTACTCGATGCCAGCCACCTCACGGCGCAACAGCTCGAAGCTGTAATGAATTGGGCCGACGTCACAGGTAAACGGGTCTCCCGTGGTGCTGTGGTGGTCGACGTAGACCTGGCCGCCGGCCACATCCAGGTGCTTGTTCTCCAGTTTAGACAGCTCGATCCGGGCGGCCACCTGGTTGTGCTCGTCCCGGTAGGTGCCGATGCCCGGGATGCTCGGGCTGGGTACGGCGCCGTCGTCCTTAAGCCTAAGGGCGGTCTCCGGGTCGTTCCGGTAGACATACCACACGCCATACGGGAAGGGCGCCGACCATTGGTTAAAGGGCGAGAACCGGGAACTTGCCCACAGAGGCCCCATCCCGTTCAGAGCCAGTTGGCACTTCTTATCGAATCGGCTGTAAAGATTGTTCAGGTTGTAGGCCGTGAACATCTTGTCGAGCCTGCCAGTGGCGTAGGGCATGATCAGTAAAACCAGGACTCTTCAGCCGTCTGCACCGTGGTCGAACCCACCGCTGTCTTCAGCGTCGTGCCGTTGGCATTCTGCTCGACCCGTTGGCCAGGCCCAGCGACAAGCTGGACCCGGCGCACGGCCTCAATCAGTTGATTGATGGCCCGGGCATGGTCTGCCTTCAGGCCGCGTTCCGACAGCTTGGATGGCAGTTGTAAAGGCATGGTTTACAGCTCGCAGAACTGGGCGAAGATCTTAACTGGGCTGTTCGAGGCTTTGACGTACATCGTCGCATCGACCCATGGGATCAGCATAAACTGGCCGGCCGGGATCTGGAACGAATAGGGCGAGGAAGGCCCGATGGAGACCGGGTTGACCAGATCCAGGTTCACAATCAGCAGACGGTAGGGTGTGGCCAGGTCGGCAGTCAGATCCAAGGCCTCGTCGGTGGTGCCGACCACCTGGGTCTGTTGACCCATATCGGTGCCGGTCATGTTGGCCACCGTGGTGTACGACTGGGAATTGATCACGGCGCCGCCCTTGCTGGCGTACAGCCGGGCCGACATCTCGACTTCGTTTGCCATAGGGTTGGTTGGTTAAATCTCGCAGAAGGTGGCCTGGACGGTCACCGCGGAGGTGTTGGCCAGGAGGTACAGGGTGGCGCTGACGTAGGGGATCAGCAGGGTCTCGCCGGCCGGGATCCGCATTGTGTAGGTGCCGGAGACAAAACCCAGCTCGACGTAGTTGGTGTTATCCAGGTTGCTGATCAGCAGCTTGTAGGGGCTGGTGACGTCGACCGGCACGTCGAGAGCCTCGACGGTCAGGCCGATCACCTGAGTCTGAGAGCCCATATCGGTGCCGACCATGGTGGCGCTCTTGGTGTAGGTTACTGAGGGCAGGTAGGCTCCGTTCTTGGAAGCGTACAGCCGGGCGGTCATTTGGATTTCGTCTGCCATAGAGGTGTTGGATAGGTGTTAAATAAACGGGTAAATATCAGTGTCGTAGGGCGCGAACGTCCAAGAGATGTTCTGCTCCACCATATTGGTTTTTACGATCAAGCTGGAGGAATAGTTGGTTTGCTTCCATCCCCATAGTGTTCCGACTGGAGCCAAGACCTGGCCGATGTTGTTAGTCGGAACAACAGGCAGCATTTTGGTCACGGAAAACGGAAGATTCCAAGAACTGATGAACGACTGCGGTGTGTAGACCGGTGGGATGCCTTGAGGAACTTGGGGAAGTCCTAAGCTGCCCGAGAAGGTGGCGATCCGACTTAAGCTGACTCGCGCAACCGGAAACGAATCTTCGCCTCGGGACAATTTCTGCCAGACCTTCAGAGCTGCCGGCTTGTCAGCCCAGTAGCTCCCTTGAGGCCCGATAGCCTCGGTCACCTCGGTGAGCCTCTTACCTTCTCGAATTGCGTCCTCGATAGCCTTTTTGTAGCCAGCCGGATTCCCTAGTCTCTCAGCCTCGGCGACAACGAAAGGCAGGGCGAACACCGAGACGTCGACATAATCGGTGCGAAATTCAAACCTGATCTCAGGCGCCTCCTGACCGGCCACCGGAATAATGGCCTCGTCTATCGGGTCGCCAGGATCCGCAGTCGGACCTGAGAAAATAACCGTCGCAGAAGCAAATGGGCCGTCCTCGACCGTGGTGTACTTAGCGCCGATGTTGCTCCAGCCCAGAGTCGCCACACGGATGGCGTCTTTGGTGCCTCGGTATTCTATTGTCCAGACGGGGCCGGTGCCGCTCCCGGACTGATCGAACCGCCGGCTGACCTCAATGTATCCAGGAAAATCGGCGAGCTGTGGGGCTTGTTGAATTGTTGCCATGGCTATTCTTTAACCGCATCAGCAGTTTCCTTGGTGTTGCGTGCTATGTCGCTGATGTCCTGGGCCTGAGATCTGACTGATCCAAAGTATTTGTCCAGATTAGACTGAAAAGCCGTGAATCCACCCGTTCGAGCAAGGGCGTCTGTTGGCTGGATTCTTGAAACCTCAAAGCCTGCGGCCTTGTCTTCACCGAGGCTCTTCCTGCGTATTTCGGAGCGCCTTTTACGTTTCTCGGTTCTGGCTTCAACATCCCGTTCCTGCTCTTCAATCGAGGAGATGAAAGCCTGCTCAGCCTGGTCGAACATATTTCGCATCTGCTCCCGGGCTGGTAGCTCTTTGGTTCCTGCAGGCGTGCTTGATGCGAGCAGGAATCCCTCGACAGCGGCGTAAAGGGCCTCGGTGTATTTCTGAATCGGGACAATGACAGCCGTCGTAAAGCTGCCAGTTCCAGCGGTCATCTTGGCCTTCAAGATGTCCAGTTTATCGGCCACGTCATCCAGTGATGCGATAACTTCATCTTCCATCACCAAGCCGAGATTTCGGGCCTGCTCTGCCGCATCCAGAAGGCCTTCAGCCATTGCAGGAATCAAAGCGCCTGCACCTCGGCCTGCCAATTCCCGAAACGGCCCCAACAGTTTTTGCGGATCAATGCCTTCTTCAAATGGTTTGCCGAGAGCCAGAAACATGGACTTAAGATCCATTCCTCTGAGTTCGTCGACGGTGATTCCAAATTTCTGAAGGTTCTCAACGGTAGCCTTGTCTCCAGCCAATGCCTTTTGCCTGGCGATAGATAGCTTTTCAAGGGCGCCTGCCACATCTTCGAGACTAGATCCGGACTGTTCCGCGGCGAACTTCATCTCCTGGAGGAACTCAGCAGACACACCAAGCTGGCTCGAAAGGTCGGTGAGCTGGCCGGCCGTCTCGATAGCCTGCATTCCAAACTGGGCCAGCTTGTCGACCGCAAAGATGCTGCCCATTGTGGCGCCAATTTCTTTGCCGATGCCTTTGGCCATTGACTGGGAGCGCTTAAGGCCTCCCTCGAATGCAGTGCCATCAAGCCCGAGTTTTGCAATGAGTGAAAAGATAGCCATGGATCAATTCTGATTTGTCTGATGCTGATTTGACCACCGCCACATTGCCTCGTCCTTGGGGCTCCATAGCTCGACATCTCCATGGGTCTCGGCACGCGCCAGGACGAGGCGCTCAGCGTCACCGATTGGCATGGCCAAGACGGTATCCTCCTGGAGACCGATGTCCATGCAGCAGGCCAGCATTCTCTCGGGCCATGGCATCGACAACTGACGGGATTTGCCTGGCTTGCTTAGGATCTCCGGGGCCGTCGATTGGTTGGCCATCCAGGTGTTCCATTTCTCGAACTCGACATCAAACGATAGTTGACGGGTCCGCTTTGACCAAATGTAGATGGCAATGCTTCGCAGCGGTGACCTGATGGCCTTGAGAGACTCTTTAACCGGTTGCGAGCATATCAAGACGGCCTCCATTAAATCAGATCGCTCTACGGGCCCACCAATGGCCAAGGGTGAGCCGATACGATTTAGGACAAGCGAATGACCGACAGAATACGGCACCAACCGGAGCCCCATCACGACAGGACAGGGCTTCGACGTAGCGGTCAGGATGTCGGCCAGGCTGGTCACACGTTCAGGGCAATTGCGGCGCCGGCAGTCAGGTTCTTGTATTTCTTGACCGTGATCGAGACCATAGCCTTGCCAGTCTGGGTCATCTTGACTGATCCGCCTCCGGCATAGATAAACCGGCCACCCATCAGAACGTCCTCGGTGTTGAGCACGTCACCATATCCCATCATGGCGATGATCGGAGCACCAGAGATCCGGACCGTCCCGTTGACCGGAGCCAACGAGCAGAACGCCAGGGCAGCAGCAGCAGTGGCACCAGAGGGAATCAGGTTAAGATTGAGAACCACGCGCTCGTTGTAGCCGATGTGGCCAACAACCTCACCAGCGCTATTCCGAACCTCTTCGGTGTCGGCCTCGTGAGTGATGTCGTAACTCTCAATCGAGGTGAGCCCTGTGAAAACGGCGGTCGAGTTGTTGGTCTGGAACATGGTCACCGTCGCCGGCGATCCAAACTGGTATGCGAGTCCTTGTGAATTGGCCATAGATGTCTTGGGTTAGAGGGTTGCGCTGCAGTAAAGGGTGAATGTCCTGGTGAACGTCCTGGACCGATTAGAGATTGAGGCTGCCCCAAAGTCCAGAGGGGCGGCAAACTGGGCCGTAAACGGGCCGCTACCGTCGTTTGATGGTGCATCCAGGGCAGAGGCCCCGGCGTCGTCAAAGAGCGGCAGGATCCGATTGTCGAGCACCTGGACGGTGGTCAGGACATCGGCCTCGTCGGTGTCGTCTGCCGATAACTGAAGCTCGACGGCGATCTCCAGCTCACAGGTCAGGTCGGTGCGTTGGACAGGCCTGGCCGAATTGGTCGAGACCACCAGGCGTGGGAAGTTGGGCATGACGTCCTGCTCGTCCGGGTCGTCGTACAGGCCGCGGCTGTAGGAGGTCAGGCAGGTGGGCGTGCCGGCGCCGGAGGTCGACCAATCGGCGGCTGCCAGGTAGTCGGCCACGGCCTTCTCTGCTCTTAGGGCGACGGCGTTCATTTGATGGCGATTCCGTTATCTTCGAGCACCTTGCCGTTTTGCAGCATGGCCTCGGTCATGTGGTTGGTCAGCTCGGCCAGCTCGTCGTCCATGGCCTTCTGCATGGCCTGGTTGTAGATCATGGCCACCCGGTTGTACTGGTTGTCAGCCACGCCGGCAGTCATGACCACCGAGGCTGTCGGGTTGAATCCTGGTGTGGCCTGGATGCCTCGGGCCTTGGTTCCCTTGTGCACAGCCACATTCTCCTCGGGCAGGCCGTATTGATTAGCCAATGAGACCAGGGCAGCGTTGGTCTTCTTGGGCGCCTTGTAGCCTGCAGGCTTCGACAGAGGCTTCCATTTAGGACTCTGAAACTGAGTGAAGCCCTTGTTGTAGATCCGGATGATCTTTACCACACCGGAGCGGAGGTAACCGACTGAGCCGATAGCTTTCCGCATTAGAGCCGAGGCTGCTGCCTTCATCTCCTCGCCGTACAGACCGCGGCGGCCGGCCTTGGCTTCCTTCGACTGGGCGATCAGATGCACCCGTCGAAGCAGTCGGGACTTGCCGATGCGCTTGCCGGTCTTCTTGGACTTCCGATTGATGTTTCCCAGCGGGGTGCCGAGGTAGTCGGCGATGCGGCGCCGTTCTTGGCCTGGGCTCTTGGGTGGCACCAGTACGAACAGCCGGACCATCAGGTAAAAGAACCGGGAGTTAACTGCCTTGTGAAGGTCTCGGCTCGTCTGCAGCAGGTAGGCCTTCATTGCAGCGTCGAACTTGCTGCTGTCGACCGTCATGTTAACGACAGGCCTCACCGGGTTTTCGCTCCTAGTTCCAGGCTGTAGTAGGCCCCGGAGGCATCGACCCGGCAGGACAGGATCCGCAGGGTGCGTCCCTGGTAGACCAGCGTGCGGCCGACCACCGGCCTTGGCTTGCAGAAGGTCAGGGCGATGCGGTCGGTGTTCTCCTGGAGCAGATAATAGCCGTCCTCCTTGAGCAACCGGGAGAACTCGGTGCCCTGGTCGAGGGTGTACAGCGTGGTGTCCATTGTGACCAGGGTGCTGTCCCAGGTCTTCCAGTCGGAGAACTTGACCAGGATCCGGGATGCCACGTTGTCCTGGAATCCACCAGGCACCGGGGTGTTGGCATCGGTGACCATGGCCGGGATGCACCGGATCGACGAGCCCTCCCAGATGAACATCGGCACCCCCAGCATCTGCTGGAGCACCGTCATGCCCTGCTGGAGACTGGAGCCGATGATGGTCATTAGGCTGTGAAGTAGGTGCCGGAGATCAGGATACGGCTGGTTGCCTGGATCTGGCTGGCCATGCTGGTGATGTCGCCGGTCTCGTAATGGTACAGGGCGGCGTAGGATGTACCACCGACAGCCTTGCCGATCACCGCGGTCTTGGCCTGGGCGGTGGCATTGTCGAGCCAGATGGCCAGCGCAGCGTCGTAGGATACAGGATCCGGCAGGCTGATCCGCAGGTCACCGGTGGCAGATCCGCTCACCGAGTTCACGGTGATGTCGACCGTGAAGGTGGCAACGAATCCGATGGATGTGTGGCGCGCCGTGTTGATCGTGTAGCTGTAGGTGCGGCCACCTCCGGAATCGGTCAGCGTAGGCACCCAGGTGGCCGGGGCTGTGTCGATTGGCAGATTGCCATACAGCTCGTCGAAGTTGTCGTTAATCTTCTGCCCGGCGCCGCGGAGGGTGTCCCCAGTGTTGTCGTTGGCGATTGCTCCGATGTTAATGATTTGCTGGGCCATATCAGTTCTTTGGTAGTGCGTACCAACCTGCTGGCAGCGTCACCGTGGACGGCCCCACCAGCTTCTTGTTTGAATCGAATCCGTACACGCTGGCCTTCACAGGCTTCGCGAGCATCACGGGATCACCGGAAGGGACCAGGACCACCTTCGTCATCTGGCAGCCGAGGCAGTCCAGCAATGCGATCAGCCAGATCGTTCTTGAGAGCCTCGGGAGCTTTTCCATGTTGGATATCGGTGGGTGGGGTCTCGCGAAACCAATCGAGCAGGGCCTTCAGGATCTGGTAGATCCAGTTCACTCAGGCTTCTTCTCGGCGTCCTTGGCGTCCTTGGCCCAGATCAGGCCGATGCCAGCGGTGACCGCTGCGATGGTCGTGGTGATGTCCAGATGGGTGGTCGGGTCATTGTCGAACAGGGCTTTGAGAGCCCCGCCAACAGCGACCAGGATGGCACCGATGCCGGCGAGAGTGGTCTTGGTGTTTTTCATTTCTTGATGGCTTTGTAGAGAGCAACGCAGGCGGCCAGGAGGCCAACCACGGCGGACGCGAAACGGATCTGGTCGGTGAGCTGGGGGAGCATCGAGGCTCCCGTAGCAGCAGCCGATGTGGCCAGTGAGACCGCTAAACCGTTTGTTCCGCCGTGGTTGGTTGCGTCCATTTACTCGGGCTTGTGTTGGGCTGCTGCGAGAATGATGTCGGCCAAAGGAACGCCGACCTTGGCGTTCTGGTAGCCACCGGCCTTGATGGCGATGTCGAT